TCTTAAATCGCTTGTCATTTTAGAACTTATGCTTTTTTTAGAGCGATTAACTTTTTTCATCATCAACTCAATAAAATCCTTAAAATCCATACCCTCATTTTCAATAATGGCGTCTTCTAGGATTTTAGTTTCTTCATTACTCCATTTCGCCATACCACATAACTCCAACATAATCAAGTTCATATTCTTTAAGTTCTTCATCAGTCAATACTTTGTCATAAGCTAACAAATCATAATACTTATCCTCAATAGTATTTTCTATGATTTCGAATCCGTCTGGCTGTGCACCAATACTACAACCTCTTAATCTCATTCCGTAAATATATTTTTTCATATTATACCTCATATTTATTATTTTATTTTATATTTATATACACTCTAATGTTATTTCAACTCTAGGATTGTTTTTGTCATACGTAACAAAACTTCCGTCATGAGTTGCTATAATTTTACAGTTATCATCTTCAATCACATTTGCCTTAACTAAAATGTCACACGTTGCTTCCAGCAAATTCACCAAATCTACCCTATGCCTAGTTGGCATATAATAAACACATTTCAAGTTGCATTTATCCGATATATTTTGTCTATATTTGCCACTTATTTGTCTTAAACAGTCTTTTTCATAGCTAACAAACTGTTTACTAGGAATAAGTCTAGGATAAGGTCTAGTAATTATTCTGGAACTATTTTTCTTAGTGATTGGTCTACCGTACAATACTAATTCCATTCAATACCTCTTAAATTCATTTGTAATAGCCTACAATTCGTTTTTACCCTTGTAGACTATTACTTATATACCTAACTATTAAAAAGCTTGTAATAAGCCTATAAATAGTCTAAAAAAAGAAATCGTCTATTTACTCACGTTTGCCTTTTTCATATTCTCAATAAAACTATTAAGAGCATTGTTATTAACATTCCTTGTTTCTTTTGTTTTTTCTTCATTGCTCTTAGGTCTGTAATATGTCTCTTTTTTCTTGAAATTATTATTTTTAGACTTATCCACACCTGTTTTTTTCTTGTTCAATACACCACGGATATATGCTAATGTTCTAACACCATTTTGTTCAGCTATTTCAATAGCTTCCTTGACCCACTGAAAACTATACATATCCATATAATCGCTTAGCACCTTAGCCGAATACGGACTAATCAAACCAAAGCCACAATCTTGATACAGTTTTATTAGCTCAGCCAACTTTGGATCATCCAAATTCAATTCTGATTGACCAACACCGTTATTGTTATTTACATTATTTAAATTATTAATATTATTATTCATTATTGTTTGTTTCTTTTTGATTTCTTTTTGATTTATTTCTGTTTTATTTCTGTTTTCTTTCAGTGTTATTTCAGTGTTACTTTTTGTGTTTTCGTTGTCTTGATAAACCTCGTAATTTACTATGCTATAGACCGTTTTTTTACTGTCACTTTTATAGCTAATCATTTTTTCTTCGCTTAATAAATTTAAAAACTTTTTTACTTTCGTTATGCTCCATCCCCAGCGTTCGGATAATTGTCTGAGGGACGTTATTTTTTCGCCCCTCTTGACCTGAATAGCATTCCCATTAAATAATACTTGTCTATCTTCATGATTAGCTAACAACAACAAATCAATCCAAGCTGCTCCGCGGTTAAAAGGCTTGTCATTCCATATTAAATTGTCTTGAATTTTTCTGTGTATGCTAATCCAACCATAAGCCATTTACATCACCTAAAATGGCAAATCACTATCAAATGATTCAGCTCCCGTCATACCCAAATCGGCAGGATTGCTATATCCTTGGCTATTATTTGTGTTACTGCTGCTATTTGATTCAATAAAATCAAAACTATCAACAACAACATCAGTTGTATAAATTCTTTGCCCTTGTTGGTTTTCGTAAGAGCCTGTTTGAATATGACCTGTAATCGCAATTCTATTTCCTTTTTTTAAATAATTAGCTATATTCTCCGCTGTTTTCCCCCATGCCATACAACTAATAAAATCAGCGGTCGGATATCCGTTACTTTCTGCCTCTTGTCTTTTTTCTTTACTTAGTTTTCTATTTACCGCTACCACAAACCTCGCATTTGCCATTTGTGTATTCGCCGTATATCTCACTTCTGGGTCTCTTGTCAATCTGCCTAAAATAAATACACAGTTAGCCATAAATTTCCCCCTTATTTTTTAGTCTTGTTTTGTATTTTGATATTAAAGATTTATCACACCCTATTTGCTTCGCTATATCCACATTTTTGGTTCCTTTTAATATTTCGTTTTCAAGCCATTTTTCTTCTATTTGATAAGTTGTTACAAACTCTTTTTTTATTCCATATTCTTCAATCTTTCTATCAACAGGATCTCTACTTATTCCAAATATATTCCCTATGTCTTTAGGTGTTTTATTTTTCACCAAATATAAATATTCTAAGCTTTTTTTATCTATATTAAAGGAGTTTTTTAATCCGATTTCTATAGCATGATTAACATTATCTATTTGTCTACACCATTCTAAATTTTCAAAATAATTATTTTCCGGATTTCCATCTTTATGATTTACAACATTGTAATTATATGGATTCGCAACAAAATGTTTGGCTACTAATCTATGAATTTTTATCGACTGTCTTTTTTTGTTTTTTACTAACTCAACTTTTTTGTATCCAGTTGATGCATAAGTTTGAGTTAAGAGTTTTGTGTCTTGATAATATCCGCCATTTCCATTTTCCCTAAAACGTCTTAGACTTAATACCCTTCCATAGTTACTAATTAAGTAAAGGCCTTCGTAACCTTCTATATCTTTCCATTCTTCCATCAAACTTACACTGTTCATTTACTCCTCCTAACATACCTCTACTGGTACCCCTAGTTTCTTTTCTATACTATCTCTTATCAATTTTTCATCGCTATTACCATCACTAAGGTGTAATATATACACTTTCTTCAATTTTTTGCTCATTCTGACACTATCTAGCGCTTCCAGAACAGTCTCCAAACTCATGTGATTTTTAACAATTCTATTTCTCAGACTAACATTGATTTCATTTTCGTTTACACGCTCATCTATTAGCTTTTTAACGTAGTTACACTCAATCATTAGTACATTTATATCACTTGGTATTTTATACGCCATAAACGCCGTGTCTGTTACGAATAACAAGCTTTCATTTGTCTTTATATCCTCGATGTAATACATCACAGGTTCTCTTACATCGTGTATAGCTCTTAACGGCTGTATCAAAACGTTCCTTACATATGTTGTCTTATATTTTGCCTCAGCCCAATTTCTAAATACTTTTAGTCTATGTCCATTAACTCCCAAAGCCTCTGCTGTTCCTTTTGTCATATAACAGTCAACTCCTGCTTTCATCAAATCCTTAACGGCTTTTGCGTGATCCATATGCTCATGCGTTACTAAACAAAAATCTATATCAGACACTTTATAATCCAACGCTTTTTGTATCTTCTTAAAAGGTAATCCGCATTCAAGTAATATCTTTGTATCGTTTATATCGACCAGGTAGCAATTTCCACTACTACCTGAGCCAATCGTCTTAACATCAATCATTTCACGCTCCTAAAATGGTGCTTGATTTTCGTTTGTTTCCTCAATCTCAGCTTCTATTATTTCTCCTGTTTCTACGTCTACATTTTCAGGAATTTCTTCAACTTCGATTACTTCCTTGTTTGCAAATTCTTTCTTATCTTCTTCTAATTCTCTGTCTGTATCTTCAACCGATTTGTTCATAAATTCTGCTATCTTGTCGCTGTCGTCACTCGTAGATACATAATATTTACAAGCACGATTTATAACTGTTTTTATAGCCATTTGGTCTGGGAAGTTCTTGTGTGCTCCGCTGTTTCCTTTCATACTACCTTGATTCCAGGCGTTATGAATTTGATTAATATCCATATACTCAGTGTGTAATATTTCGTTATCTCCAAGTATCAATGCAAACGCTCCAATCAAATTTTTACTGTCTCGATTAAGACCAGGACAAAACTCCAATATTTTTTGTCTTCCAGTAAGAATGTCAAATCCCAACTCGAACTTATCGCCTTTATAGACGGCGTAACCTTTTACGTCTTTTACGCCGTTAATTCTTTTTGTTAGTGCTATTGTTCCTAAATAGCTTCTACTCATCGTCAATTTATTTCCGTAGGCTATAAAGTAACATTGCTCCTTGCTTGGATTAAGTCCTTGTGTCGCCATGTCTAATAAACTATTTGCGATACTTTCTTGTGTACAAGCTTGTAATACTGGCTTTTTATCTCGTGTTTGTGTCTCCTGTAATACCAAATATGCACTCTTTAATGCGTTACTAACGCTGTAGTTATTTGGAAGTTCTATGCTTCCTTTGTTTTGCATTTCCGCAATTCTATTTTGTACGCTGTCTACAATTGTTTTTTCTTGTTTTGCTAATTCGTTCATTTTTATTCTCCTTTTACAACTAATTCTTTATCATCTGATACAAACAACTTCACGATTTGTCCGTCTGTATCTACTATTTTGTTTACACTTTCTGCATTATCTACAAAGATTGGAACACTTGCATCTAATTTCTTTGATATCGTGTTTATAATGTCCAATCCTGCGTTGATTTTTCCTGCGTTATTTACATCTGAATAAGGTACTCCGTTGACTGTTGCTTCGCACGTCTCAACAATTCCGCCATTTACTTGTGTATCAAATAGTTTGAACTTAACATCTTCAAACATTTCATTGATTTTGCCTTGCACTAAATCTGTGTAAATCTTGATATATTCTTCTGTCAGATACACAATTCTTTGATTGTTTTCGTACTCTTTTGCTAAGTCTTTTTCTTCTTTTTCGTACAGCTTAACCTTTTTGTCGATTTCTGCATTGAGTTCCTTTTTAGCAAGTTTTTGTATCATCTGTTCCAGGTCTCTTTTGTAGTTTTGTTTCAAGTCTTTTAGTCTTGAATTGTCAACACTCGCAATAGATTTCAATTCTTTTTTTATCTTTTCAATTGCTTTTTCGTGTTCCTTGTATTCATCTGGAAGTTGCTTGATTTCAGGCGCTTTTCTAGTTTCTGTAAACTCTCCTAGTAAGTCTAAATGTTGCCTATCACCTAATATTGTGGCGTTTATCTTATCAATTTCTTTTTTTATTCTTGTTATATCGTCTTCAGCTGCGTTGATGTTTATCTTTATACTATTTGCCTGTCTTTCAATTTCTGCTAATTTTTCAGCTTTATTCTTGTTGAAATTAGCTATAATTTCACTTTTTTTATCCTCGTTAAACTCTTTTCCACACACTGGACAATTAAGCGATTCATTAAATTCCTTACTATTTTCTTCAACCCATCTATTTCTTGATACATTTAAATTCTCGTTGTTTTTGTCGATTGATTGTTGATATATAACTATGTTATGCTCTTTGAATTTCTTGTCATCTTCGTTGTTTTTAATCTCTTTTTCTAATCTTTCTTTTGTGTCATAGAAAGCTTGTTTCTTCTTTTCATAATCTGCATTTACTCTTGCGACTTCTTGATTATTGAAACTATCAACTTCCGCTTTTATATCACGCATCTTGTCGATGTGTTCTTGTATTTCTGCGTTCTTTTTCGTGATAATATCAACACTATCATTTGAACTAGACAACGTATCGTCTATTTCTTTGATTTTTTCTTCTGTTTCTTTTTTAATCACTTCAAGCGATTCGAAATCTAACTCAGTCTTGCTTTTTATTAGCTCATCAATTCTGATTGGAATATCTTCCAAATCGTCGTTAATCTTCTTCATACTTGATTTTGCCATCGCTTTTAATTCATCTATCGTGTAGTTATCCAAATCAAGCTCTTTCAAGTCTTTGTTTGCTTTTAATATCTCATCTTTATCTACATCATTAATCAATGATAAAAGCATCGTTCTACGCTCTTTTTTATCTAAAATCGCATTGAAATAAATTGGATTAGATAACAAGTTAAATGACTTTTCATCAATTAAGCTACCCACACGATTGTTATAGTCTGATTTTTTAATCGGCACAGAATTTATATAATAATCTGTCGTGTTTCCTGTGAATGTTTCTTGTGTACTACCTCTTTTCTTGCTCCAGATTTCTTTGTAAATTTTCATCAGCTCAATTTGTTGTCCGTCTGCATCAATAACTCCAGTGACCTTGCATTCGATGTTGTGAATAACGTCTCCATTTTCGTTTATTGGCTTGATATTGAAATCTTTTCTATTACTGCTATCTTTATCCCATAACAACCAACTGTACGCATCAAATACAGTTGTTTTACCTGTTCCATTTCTACCGCTTATGTGTGTTGTTTTGGCGAAATCAATCACCAAATTTTTAATTCCTTTAAAGTTTTCTATTCTCAATTCAATTAATTTTATTTTCATATTTTGTCCTTTCGTGATATAATCACATTGAATAAGATTTTTTTCATAACGGCTGTGTTTGTAGTGGGACACAGTCGTTTTTTCCGTCTATAACTCTTTTACATCTGTTCCTCTGTAATATCCTTGCATACCTTCACTCTTTTGAAAATCAATCACAATTCTGTGCTTGAAATACTGATCCAATTCTTCCTTTAATTTGTATGGTGAGTTATCGTAAAAATACTCCAAGCACTCATCAGTAATATCAAAATCTATCGTCGCCCTAAATTTCATCTTCTTACACCTCTTTTTGCCATCTCTCTAAAAACATCTACATTCTCCTTCACTTCATCAGACACCTCATCAGAATATTTGCTTTCTTTATTCACATAGCTATCACCTATATTCAGATCAAATCTAAACTTTTCCTTTTTATTAACCCTAATTCTTAAGTTTGCAATATAGTGTCTATCAATATCTACGCCGAATTTCTTCTCAAAAAGAATTTTCAATTCTCTATTTTTCATGTCCAAGTGATCTAATAAAAATTGCATTTGCAATTTATTGTATTTTGTTTTTCTTGCCATCTTTTCCCCATCTACATTGTTCTTAAAGCATTTTTGAAGTAATCACCAATACATTTAAAAGCACGAAAAACTTCAAAGCCATAATACAAAAATTAAATATCAACCTCATATCGTCTAATCTATCTGGTTTCTTAACTTTTTTAAGCCTTACTCTCCTACAATTACCCACATTTCTTTTGTTATTTGTTTCTTTTGGTCTTTTACATTCTTTCCACGCTTCATCATTAAAATCCGATACTCTCTTTTCCATAATTAAACTCCCTTCATCTTCATATTATTTTTCTAAATTCCTAGACTAATGATTATATGGCAGGTACTCTACTACATATCTTTTATTGGTTATCTCATCTCTTGATGTTATAGAAGCAACCAACCCACCATTTTTATCAGTAACGCATATTTCGGATATCAGTTTCCCACCTATATTAATTGGTAAAGGATTTAAAATATCCTCAATAGAATCAATCTGTTCCCTAAAAACCCTCATTAACTTACTTTGACTAGAAAGCCCAACAGTAATATCACCATTAACCATGCCATCAAAATGAGATCTTGAAAGTTTAGCTTTTCTACAAAAATCACTCTTCGATTTAAAATTTTCATTTATTAAATCCAAAATTACATCACTATCCAAATATCTTTTCATAGTATTTACACCAACTTCTTCCTTCACCTATTAACAATCTTTAAAAACCTTGCTGTGTTTTGATATTCATTAAGCTGAAACTCTGGTTCATCCTTGCAAAGACTTAAATTGTTGTCCTTAACCCATCTTAAAAATTCATTTGCAATAGCCTCAATATTTACACTCCCACTAACTTTATGAACTTCTATCTCTCTATTTAATTCAGTAGTCATTTATAACACCTCCGTACAATTCCACCTCTTAGCCAAGTCCTTCTTAAAAATTACAGTTTGTAGTATTTTCATATTTACGCTCCTTTACTCCTATTTCAACTCATATCTTGGTATAATATTTATGAGGTGATAAAAATGTTAACAATACAAACAACAATACTTTTATACAAATTAAGACAACTAAACAAACTTGAACTCAAAATCTTTTCAGAAAAAAATGATATCCTCACAATTACACCATCGGATAATATGAAACTTAAATCCATCAACAGTTTTCCATATCATGTGATTATTGACGATAAAAAAGTCATCAATGCCCGATTAGATGAAATAATTTTTTTGATTGAAAACAACTACATATCCCAAACAAATAAAGTAATCAAAATAACACATCACGGTTACCACTGCTGGCAAATATCCCTTATCAAATTTTGTGATTTTTGTTTTCGTTCAATAGCAGTTCCAATTGTTGTTGCCCTCTTAACATCAATAGCCTACAATCACTTGTTGAGATAATATAATGTCAAAACAGATGTGATTACACTTACAACAATCTGAATAACAGTATCTATAGTGTCTATAAAAAAAGTACCTCTGTTCTTTTGGTAAAAATCGAAAATACCATAACATTCTTTAAACGGCACTTTTCGATATCTCCATTTTTCCCTTACCTTTTCCTTCAACCTCATACCTACGCTCCCAAAAACTTATTAACAAAATATATCTGACCCTTGCTTCTAATAAATCGTTTAAATGATTCTTCACTTTGGTTCAAATATTTATAAGCTTCCCATTTATTGATATTGTATTTTTTACACCATCCATTTATACTGTCTGTTGTTTTTCCAATAGTTATCCATCTTGTTTTTCTTTGATGTTTACGATTAAAATTTTTTGAAACCCATCTACAGTTAGAAGGTTCATAATTTCCATTGTTATCTATTCTGTCAATCTCTAATTCATCGGAATATCCGTTATTAATAGCCCAATTATGAAAGTTTTTATATATTAGCCATTCTTTACAAACTGTTATTCCTCTTGCTCCATAAGATTTATAACTACTATTATCAGAGTTATAACACCTAGCTTTCATGCCGCACCAAATAATAAACGTTCTAGGTTTTCCTCCCGTCGTAATTCCGTGCTTTTCAAGTGACTTTGTACTAACATCTCTTCTGTAGCAACCACAACTTCTTGTTCGTCCTTGTACAAGTTTAGAAGATTTAATTATCTTTTCATTCCCACAATCACACTTACATAGCCATCTATAATTTCCCCATTTATCAGTATCTATTGGTTTTATAGCTACAAGCCTACCAAAACGTTGCATTGTTAAATCTTTCAAATCTATACTCCCAAAAATTTGTTTATAAAGTAAATGATCCCCTTACCCGTAACCTTCGTCGTAGTAGTCAGAACATTTACACCATTGGCATCAACATAAGTTCCCTTCTTAAGTTCAAACAACCCTTGTTCAACATATTGTTGCAGCGGTTGATTCTTCCTTTCGCCACTCTTACACAAATATCCACTACTACGCATCCAAGCAAACAAATTATTTTGACCAATCTTCTTATTAATCTCACCACGTCTAATAGCCTCTTGACTAATCAACTTAGCCAATTCGCCAACCAAACACGACTTATTACTACTAGATACAGTATCCGCAAACAAAACCTTTGGCTTATCCCTCTCAATCTGTGCCTCTGCCAACGCTCTCTTAGCTTTTTCTTCCTTCAAGTTAGTAGCAAGTCTTATGAGGTAATCTGGATCACTTAAAGTCTTTTCTATAACCTCACTACTCATATACGCCCCGTGCTTACGGATCGTTGGTATAACTTCATGAGTAATCCATCTCTTAAACTTTTTCGCTTCCTTTTTTCTACTTGCTAAAATCAAATTATATAATCCATATTCACTTACGATATTTGTCATTCCTTGACGACCTAAGTTGAACTTAGTGCGTTCGTCTTCGTCTAACCTTCCAACAACTACAGTTGGATTTGATAACTCTAATGCATTACAAACATCAATAGCCACAAACCATGGTTCATTGTTTTTGGTAACTGTTCTTATTTCTCCAAATTCGTTGTTTTTAAAAATTTGTAAATCATTCATACTAATTCTCCCTTTCATTAATTACGGTTTAACCGTGTTTTTAATTAAAAAATTAATTTTATCATACTTCATATTGTAGTATTTTTCTATCTTTGGCAATTCATTAACTCTAGGATAAGTTATCGCATTTTCCCAACTAGATAAAGTAGTTTTTGAAACATTTAAATCTTTTGCCGCTTGCGACAATGTTACCCCTTTATTTGCTCTTAAAGCTTTCAACGTAATTTTGAATTCATTCTCCATACCCTCACCCCTTTCTATATTTGTGCTATAATGAAATTAAAAAACGAGGTTTTCTATGTTTAATTCATTTTTAGATTTCACAAACAAATATGCATCTGTAATTGCTTTTATTGCTTTATTATGCTCTTTTTACAGCATTTATTTAACCAAACACTCAAATAAAATAAAAATCCTAATCAATTATCCATATAGTGAAGAAATCTTATCTTTTCACAGATATTCTTTCTCTATTTATAACGATTCTAACGTCGCAGTAAATATCAATTCTATTGAAATACTACATTTGGATAATACCCCTGTAAAAATCTACCAATACGACATTGAAGAGTATTATGAATTCAAATACAACATGGATATCCATAATTATAATAAAAAAACTAAATCTAATGGCTTATCTGATTTTAATTTTATTAGTTCGCCAATTCCTTTTAAAGATATAGCATCTTCTGATGAGTATTTTTCAATGCCTAATAACGATATTATAGAGCCTCATAGTTATTATGATGTTGTTTTCTTTTCATTTGATTTTTTAAATCAATGTAAAATAAAAATTAAAACCGATAAAAAGATTTCAATGTTTTCAAAAACAAAATCATTCATTGTTCAATTTCAAAAGTCTAACCAATATAATTACATTCAGTACTAAATGAATTGTTAATAATAACGGCGTTACCTTGTTCATTACTTCTCTTCACCCCTCTTTAATAAGTCATTGATAGTGTGTTTTATCACCTCATCAGTGGCTTTTTTAATTTGATTCTTGTTAGGCATCTTATCTTCCCCAAGTTCACAACCTATATAATAAATAATAGCCTTGGTAGATATCGCCGACAATATATTCCTTATAATGCTTATAACAAGCAATGATATCAATATTAACGTCATACCCTCACCCCTTTCTATATTTGTGCTATAATCACCGTAAAGGAGGTGATTATATTATGAAAAACGTCTATGCTTGTTTACTTGGTAATTGGGTTAATTTATCTACTGATGATACTGCCACTATAGGAGAAGATCACGTTTCTGCAAATCAATGGTACGAAGAAAATGCAGGAATATATTCTCCATCAGTAAAAGAACCGAATACATTCTATCAGTTAGATTACGTCCATATCCAATTTAAAGGAAAAGACTATCGTATCAACCCTATATTCATTCAAATTGTTGAAGAATAAAACTAAAATCTTATTCTTTCAAGAATGATCTTCTTATCTAAGTCGTCCAATTTAGTTTGGGCGGCTTTTTCTCTCTCACGAAATTCAACACATCTATTAATCTCATTCCATTCTCTATTTGTGAATTTACTCCTAAATTCCAAAAATTCAATTAAATCTGTTTTTTTCATACTCTCACCCCTTCTATTCGTATAACTTCCACCAATCAACATCGAACACTTCCGCGATCCTTTTTGCCACACTAACTGGAAGCTCTGACTCTTCTATCTCATACTTACTAATTGTTCTTTGATTCTTTCCAATAAGTTTTCCCAAATCAGATTGATTCAATCCTTTTTCTTTTCTTAATCTAATTAATAAATTCAACATGTTGTATGTTCATCTCCTTTTTTCGTAACTTTACCCCTACATATGGTATAATAATAAGTAAGAAAGGAGGTATATATGGCAGGTAAAAACCAACACGTTACACCTAAAGGCAGTAAATGGCAAGTAAAAGGTGCAGGTAATAGCAAAGCCACAAAAATTTTCAATACACAAAAAGAAGCTGAAAATTTTGCTAGACAAATAGCTAAGCATCAAAAATCTGAATTAATCACGCATAATCGCCATGGACAAATTCGTTCAAAAGATAGTTTCGGAAACGATCCAAATCCACCAAAAGATAAGGAACATTAATCAAATTTAAACTTGACTCTGACTCTATAACCATTACTTGGTTTAAGCACATCGCTTATTATAGCAATGGTTTTAGGGTCATTTTCATCAGTTTCCACAATAATTTCCTTGACATCATCTTTTAAATAATTGCTTTCATTATCTTCTAATGAAACACCCTCAGCTCCAACTTCATCGAAATGAAGAACCTTATTAATGTTTAAATCCATCATCTCACCCCTCTCTATTCATACAATTTCCACCAATCAACACCTATAGTTTTAGTAGTTTCAGCGACAATAGTAAGATTAAAATCACCGCTATTAACTTACTAATAGATACCAAGTTTGATATCTCATTTTTTATTTCTTTTAGAATAAAAGTACGCTCTTTTTCTTCACTCATATTCATTACCTCTATTCCCATCTACTAGCTACCTGTGCAATACTCAAAATCGCACACACAATGCCAATAACACTGAACACATCTTCATGTGTCACTACAGCCAGTAAAACCATCAAACAAGTTACAACCGACAATCCAAAATCTTTTACGTATCTTTTCATATATTTTAAAATATGATAAAATAGATATCACCGTAGAGGTTAGGGGTTATATAACCCCTAGTTCTTTAAGTAGGCTTATTATGCTAGTTATGGCGGTTACCAGTTGCATAATCAAGCCTACTTTTTTTATTTCCTTATCCTCTTCGGCTTTCTTCAACTCTCTTTTGAGACGTCTTATTTCGATATCCCTTTTATCAATTTTTCTCACCTCCTGTACTTGATGATTTTATTTTATCACGGTTTAACCGTGTTGTCAATATTTTTTTTATTTTTTCCGTGATTATTTGAAATATTTTCAAATTTTCTTGTTTTTATCGTGATTTAGTGCTATAATATTTTCACCAAGGAGGAGCAATAATGAAATCATTAGAAAATAAAGAAGTTTTTTCTTCTAACTTAAAATTTTATATGAATAAATTTGGTATTAATAGAAATAAATTATGTGATGATTTAGGATTTAAATACATGACTGTTTCTGATTGGATTAATGCTAAAACATACCCAAGAATAGATAAGATAGAAATGTTAGCTAATTATTTTAACGTTAACAAATCAGATTTAATAGAAGATAAAATTGAAACTAACACAAACAAACTAACAACAGACCAAGAACAACTGATCACGCATTACAACAACTCCAACACACAAGGAAAAACAATAATACTCACAACAGCCAAGAACATCTCCAAAGCATACCCGCGCCTCACACGTGATGAAATGATCTCATACCTCAAACAGTTCCAGCGTGCAGCCTACGGCGATATGAAATCAATCTATGACATGACAGATGAAGAACTAGAACAACTATACACAAAATACAAGGAAGACTTCGAAGATGACTAAACAAGACATAGATCTCATAGTACAAGGACTAGTAGAAGTAGTAGGAACTAAAAACCTCAAAGACATACTAGAATACCTAGACATCAAACTAATCACACACAGTAATACCACAGAATACGTCAACCACAACGGCAAACAAATCATTTACATATCTGATACAATACCAGAACAACTACACGATTTCGTACTTGCCCATGAAATAGGACACGCAGTATTACACGATCATGAAATAATCCAGTATTCAAAACTAACATCACACAAAACCCAAACAGAAAAAGAAGCCGATTACTTCGCATTCAAACTCCTTGATAAACAAATAGACCCAATATACCAATACACAGCACAACAATACGCAAAACTACTACAAGTAAACGAAGACATCATTCAATACATAATACAAGACAATTAAATTCATAGTACGGTATATTACATTTTTTCGTACTAACATTTTTCTTAGTACGGTATATTACAATTTTTCGTACTAATATTTTTCTTAGTACGGCATATTACACTTTTCCGTACTAACATAAAAGGAGTGATTTAATATTGGACTTTAAAAATAAAGAAAACAAGGAAAAATTTTTGCAATTTAAAAGCAAAACGCTAACTAAGATTAAGAATTTTTTAGACAGCGAAATCGAAGCAGATTATAAAAAATCTGTACTACTTACCTATTGGTTCAATGATTACATATCATACTTAAAACAGGAAAAGACTTTTAATCCCGTTTACTTTCCTATATATGATAGAGGCAGTGTTATCCAAGTGGATCTTGGATTTAATCTGGGTAATGAATATGGTGGTCTACATTACGCAATAGTCCTTAATAGAAAAGACACAAAACAAAATCCCGTTTTGACAGTAGTGCCTATCTCATCAATTAAAAAAAATAAAAAGTGGAGAATACACGATGTCAATTTAAGTGACACAATTTTTTTAGCAATACAGTTAAAAACTGAAACAATGGTTAATACATTGGAAGAACAAATAAAAAATAGCAAAAATTTAGATCAATCAACTATCAACAAATTCAATCAAAAAATCCAAGAAGGAAAAGACTGTTTAGAAATGGCTGCCAAGTTAAATAAAGGTAGCTTCGCAATTTGTAACCAAGTAACAACAATAGATAAGATGAGAATAAAGAATCCTACCAAGGATACATCACCACTATATGGTATAAAAATACCCGAAGAATTATTAAATGAAATAGCAAATAAACTACATAAAATGTATTGACAAAAAGCATATTAGATATTATAATTCAGATATACGGTATGTTAGATACCAATTAAAATTAAGATACGTTACTTCTAGAGTAACAACTAAAAGATTAAATCCTTGGTAGTAGATTTCCCAACATTCGGGAATTTTCGAAACCAAGGATTTTCTCTATTTATAAACAAAAAAATACCCCTCACAATAAATGTAAGGGATACATGAGCATACATGAGCATACATGATATACTCACAATTCGCACTTGTATTATATCATGTATGCTCCTAAAATAAAATAATAATAAGGAGTAAATTATGAAAAAAGCAGTAGGTTATTGTAGATTTTCTACGGACATGCAAAGAGAAGAATCTATCATGGCACAAATGAGAGCCATAGATGAATTCGCAAAAAGAGAATCAATAGAAATTGTAAAATATTATAAAGATCAAGGACAATCAGGAACTTCCGACAACAGAGATGATTTTCAACTGATGATGAAAGAAGTTAAAAACATAGATTACGTTATTGTCCACAAATTTGATAGATTCGCTAGAAATAGCTTTGACCACGTAATAAACGAAAGAAAACTAAACAACAAAGGAATCAAATTAGTTTCAGTACTTGAACCAGTTGGAGAAAATCCAGAAAGCATATTAACCAAAAATCTACTTATAGGAATGAATGAGTATTTCTCACTCAACCTTTCAAGAGAAGTTAAAAAGGGACACAAAGAAAATGCACTACAATGTAAATTCAACGGAGGAACTCCCCCACTTGGATATAAAATTGAAGGCGGATTTTACAAAATTGATGAAGAAGAAGCAAAAATCGTAGAAAAGATATTTGCTCTAAGACTACAAAATTATAGCTATCAAAAGATTGCAGATACATTGAATGGCTTAGGTTACAAAAACAAGTATGGCAAAGAATTTAACCGCAATTCTTTCTATGAAATGCTACAAAATAAAAGATATAAAGGTACTTATATCTACGGAGTTAATGATGGCAGTGGAGAAGTAAGAAACTATAGAAAAAGAAATTCTGAATGGGTAGAAATAGAAGACGCTATCCCAGCGATAATAACAAAAGAGGTGTGGGAAGAAGTGAATAAAAAATATAGAAAAAGATCAGGAGCCTTTAAAAAAGATGCAAGAGATTATATACTATCAGGATTAGTTTTCTGTGAGCAATGTGGCGCTCATATGCTAGGTTGCAGTAGACAATCTTCAACTGGTAAAAAATACTACTACTACCGCTGCAACGACAGATGTGGAGCTAAGTCAATAAGAGCTGACTTGTTAGAAGAAGTCGTAACTAATTTAATAAGAGAGCATTTAATTCACGAAAAAAATATAGACGTTATAGTTGATTATGTAATATCCAATTATCAATTAGAAAATCCTTACCTAGAATTACAAAAACAAAAAAACAAACTAATTAGACAAAGAGACAATATAGTTAATTTAATGGCTGAAACAGGTTCAAAAGCATTAATTGATAAACTGGAACAATTAGATAGACAAATAGATAATATCTACATACCACCTTTCAAACAAGTAGTATTAGATAGAGACGTGATCAAAAAAAGATATCTTCAATTCCTTCATGAACCTTTAACTGGATCCATGATAAGACTACTAATAAAAAAAATAAAGGTTAACGACCATAAAACGATCATTAACCTTGTAAATTACCCAAATGAATTACTCAATGGGTATAGTCATGGTGCAGGAAAAACACACCAAAATTTATACCCACGAGAAATAGAATTAGTTTCATAAATTTAATTATATAAAGGGGTCAAAAGTGGCCCCTTTTTCTTTACAACATTAACTATCTATCCAAAACAGTCTTAGACCCAAAATCATATATCCCACATGCAGCACCACCAAGTAACACTCCAGTAAGAATTGACTCTGGACTTAATCCCGTCATAAGAAGATTTACACCTATTCCTATCACTAAAGATATTAAAGGTAGGTATCTTTTAACTCCTTCTCCAGTAACTCTTTTTATTACTTCAACTAACACCATTATACCTGCTAAAATCATTCCTTGTTCCATCATTACGCTTTCAACTCCTTTGCGACTTTGGTAACCTCTTCTAATGTTGCCAACCTATTTCTACCAAACACTTTTCTATTGGATCCTTTAATATCAAATCCTCCGACTTGTATAACATAATCTTCCTTATATATAGACGCATCTTTTGTTCTTACAAGTGCTGCACCAGGTAAAGAATTTGAAAGCGCCTGTGCGTTTGCTAGGTCTCCATCATTCCAATAAGCAATTATTATATTTTTGTTTTTCATATTATCTCCTCCAGATTTAGATTTTAGTTTAGTGTATCCATTAAAACCAGCATTTTTGATGATGCTTGGATAATCGATAAAAGCGTAGTTTGCATCCACTCCACCTTCTCCGGTACTTGGCACTCCTGGTACTTGCTTTTTATTAGTATATTGCCACATACCATAACTTCTATAGCATCTTGGCACATTTACATACCAGTGTGCAATCCACACATCGTAATTCTTCATTCTTGCTCTATCGAATTTGTTATTAATCCAATCTCCCGAACTGTACAAACCAGTGTAGTATCCATTCTTTTCTAGAATATCCATAAAAGCGATAGCCATATCTGTTTTTGTTGACCTGCTTATATTTCTTTGAGATGGATCTTCGAAATCCAAATACACAGGATACTCAAACTGTTTACCATCTAGTAATTTCATAAATCTAATAGCTTCGCCCTTCGCCTCATTGACATTCATAGCATAACTATACCAATATGCCCCAACAGGCATTCCAGCTGCTTTTGCATTTCTGTAATTAGTTTGAAAATAAGGATCCTCGCCTCTTGCTCCAGATCCTGCTTTCAGTATTACGAACTCAACTCCGCTTTGTTTAGCTACTCTCATATTGACATTTCCATTGTATTTTGAAATATCAACACCGAATCTTCTAATTGTCATATCTTCTGCCTCCTCCTAATATTATCTGTTTCATTTCTCCTAAAATCTTCAACATTTCCTCTTGATTTTTCAAAATTTCATCATGATCTCTTTGCAAGTCCATGGCGTTGGCATTGTGATGTTCTAATTTTTCTTTTAAGTCTAGTAATTGTCGTTTAAGATCCACAGTCTCGTCATAGTGTCTATTCGTAACCTCAGTATTTCTATCAATCGACTTATTAAAATTTACCCAAGCATTTAAAAAAAGAGGTGCGTATTTAAACACAAACACGCACACTCCTGCCGCAAATGCAAAGGTAAATCCAGTGTCAAGCAGTTTCAAAAACTGTTCCATCTATTCCTCCTCAGTTGCTAATTCTTCAAGTCCTAGTTCAACAAGTATCTTCTTCACACGTTCTTTCAAACAGTTTGGAACACTCTTGAATGTTCTTCTGCCTCTCATAATCAAATATGCATACATATCAGCCATCTATTTCACCCCCTTTATCTTTGATTATTGACTCTTGAATTGACTTCATAGCCTCTTCAAGTTCCATCATTTTGTCAAAAATCTCAGTCATTGCTTCTGCCTCTTTCAGCTTCTTTTCTTCTGCTTCAATTTCATCATTTGTTTTCTTTTTCTTAATCTCAGTCACGATATCCGACAACTTATCATCTAGCTTATCCACATTGCCAGTTATCATAGCTCCGTCTTCTCTCAAATACTCAAATCTTGTATTATTTTCGTTTATATAAATACTTATCATTAAATTGACCCCCTTATGTGGTATGCGATTTTAAAAGCTGAGGTTACAGATCTGTTGTAATAGTTATGAATCCTAACTTTGAAATAATCACTTCCATAATCAGTAACGTGTAGTATCATTCCAAGGCCACTGCACCTAATAATCGTAGCCCCTATATACTCAACATTAATAATACTAGGTGAATATCTAATGGTAATAATGTCAGAATATCCACCATTGCCTAATGAATTAGGATAAGTAATTTCTCCCAAATCAACAATCCCGTAAATATCCCTAGTACTTTCAGTATCAAGTCTTTTAGCAGTATTGTACGATGCAAAAGGCTTTAAGTTTACCACTTTATCTTTTATCTTTAACTCATCTTCAATGTTAAGATGATTGATATCGGCTTCCCAAGCTTTAAGAGTCAAATCAGCCTCAATACCTTGTGCGAAAATATCTCCCTTTACTTCTAGATTATCATTTCCTACAAGTTTATCTGGAAACTTACCTATTCCAACACAATTGCTCTTAGGATTAATCGAAATCCCAACAGCTTGAGTAGGCACCGTAACTAAAGCAGTATAACTTCTGAATTTATCCGTCGCAGTTACTCTGACCTCATACGATGCAAACTCCTTGTATCCACTTCCCAAACTCACCGATTGAGTGGTAGATGCAATATTAATATTTGCACTGTATTTTGTTGAGAAACTTCCGTACGGTAACTCCCTCACATCAACAGTTACATTACAAGTATTATTATCAGTACTACCAGACACAGTGTGCTGTACCTTAACAGAAGCATTCAACCCTTCTCCTTGTCTTGTAACACTACATTCAGCAGTTGGTGGATTGTACTCTTTAACTCTTATATTTTGACCATAAGATTTTCTTTGATTTCTACTATCCACAACTTCAAAAGTGATGTTTCTTTCTCCAGCTCTTGTTACACTACCAATATCTATAGTTGAGCTATTAGAGTATGTTGTATATCCATCTAATGTCGCCAGGTACTTTTCAATACTTGCACCATTATACGCCTCAGCAGATACATAAGCGCTAACATCACTTATATTTGTATAGAAGTAGTCACTTCCGAACACACTCTTAACTTGTGAGTTACCTTCGCGAACTGAAACATAGCTTATGTTGGGTTTTTTTATTTCATAAACACGAAGAGTAATAGTCTTTGAAGCAGTCGTCCCATCATCTGCACTAGCAGTAAAAGTCACATATCCACTTGACTCACTACCGAATACATCAGAGAATGTACTTGCATCGAAAGTGAAATTTTTACTACCCGTAATGCTACCGACATATCCTGAATAGTTGTCCGCTTCCCATCCAAGACTTACAGACCTTCCAGAAGTATTTGTAACATTAATAGTCACAGAATCTCCAATGTTTGCAGAATACACCGTATCACCTACAGAATCTACGATACTCATAGTCATAGGCTTTGCCCTTGCAATAGTAGGAAGTGTCATCGTAGCACTCAGTGAACAAGTTCCTCTATGTGTTCCAACACTTGCTTTGATTGGAAACGACATTGTTCCATCTGAATTGTGAGTGATTGTAAAAGTACCACTGCACAATGTAGAGCTTCCACCCCTGTCAAAACTATACGTTGTCCTCGTGTCCTCAATTGTCTGATTATTACAAATTAAAGAAGTGGGCCTCTTTGTTTGAGAATACCCACTTCCTCCGCCTCTACTTTCAAGATATAATCTGTATTTAATTCTTGATGTGTTATCAGCCTCTGATTGACTGATAACATTCATATCCAATTTAAAATACGCATACAAGCTTGATGGCGCTGTACCAGTATATGTTGCCATTTATTCCTCCTAAATCGGTTTAATAATCGTGTATTTATTTACACCATTATCGTGCTTTGTTACCATGTGATATCCAAACTCCAATACACCGTCAACCTTTAAATTCGGTACTTGTACTTGTGAGTTCGCAAATCTTGCCACAGTTTTAGTACCATCTATAATTTCTAGTGCATTGTTTTTAAGAATCATCTTCACTGCTTCGTCTTTTTTACCAATGAGAATACCTTCCTCACCGAAATCGAAATACGTTGTTATAGCTTCTATTGTGAGTTTACCAGCTCCGACATTTTCTTCGATAATCTTGATCCTGTCTTTAAGTGATAAGCTCTCATTTTCCAACGCTTTTTTCACAGTATCTGCGTATGCCTTAGCCTTTTCTATCTCAACAAAGCTTTTAGTCACGCTATCTTTATCTGCTTTCTGACTAATCAACACCTCAACGGCTTGTTGCCTTGACTCGATGTCTGTTACAGTTTGTGAATCGGCTTTCTTTTCAAGCTCATCTTCGAAATCATTAGGATTCTTACTCCAACTTGTTGCAACGTCGCCCTCTTCCAACTGAGGTCGTGATACAGTGCAGTCAATGTAGTAATTTTTTGTATTTGCATTAAAAAATACTCTGAATTTGCCATTTGCGTATGTGTCATCAATCTTCTTCCCAGTTACGACTAACCTTTTGGACTCATTTGGCTTTAATTCAATCAAATCGCATTCTATAGATTTCACGTTAAGTCTCATTGGAACGTCACGATTGTTTTTTACATACATTGAGAATGTATAAATTTTACCTCCGATAAGATTTTCGCTATCTAAAAGCATGATTTCCTTTGTGCCATCAGTCTGATTTCTTGCTTCGGAAACTAATCTTTTACCACCAAAACCAAATTCAGTTATTTCCTCATCAGTTATTTTGTGATTACCACCATCAAATTTTACAAAGCAACCACTCAAATCGTCTGAGTTTTTAATTAAGTTTCTACCGCCGATTTCCCCCTCGAACGTTCCGTCTTTACCGTTGATTTCTGAAACGTGGGGCGACCATTCTGGATTAGTATTTGCTCCTTTCTCAAGTTTAATTCTATCAATTGTAGAAGTAACACCAGTTACATTCCTATACAAAGAATAAACCCATAGTTGGGTGTCATTCGCTTTAAATATACTGCCATCAGATAATTTTGCTGAATTAGCCCACTTAAAAGTCCTTTGATATATTCCATCTTTAATCTTTGTCAAGTAACCGAAACCGATACTCCCGCTTGAATTATAAATACCAAACGCAGATTTCTCTTTTGCAAGATTTCCCCAAATAGTACAAGTATAAGTTTCGCCAACAACAGGTTTTTCTGCTAAGTCATACTTTGCAATTAGATAATTAGCGTTTTCTACAACTACATTCGACTTTTTTAGTAAGTTCCAAGTAAAATTACTTCCGTTAGCACCGTCTGCTCCGTCCTTCCCCTTGTTTCCTTTAACCAGCATCCACGTATACTTTTTAGGATCTGTTGAGTCTGCCTTAACATAGTCTGTGTAAGTTCCAATGTATGCCTTTTCTCCTGCCTCACTAACAGAAAAATCCTTACTACCATCAGCGCTATTACTCCAAGCTGTATGGAAATAAGGTGTTTTTCCATCAGCACCAGCTTTACCAGGAATGCCTTGTGACCCGTCTTTGCCTATTTTACTTACAGAATACCCAGTTTCTGAAGTATTATCAGTATAACTCCATACTGTTTTCATCCACAGAAAATCACCAGGACTTGTGCTTGGTATGCTACTAGTCCATCCACTTGTAGGTGGGTTAGTGCCACTTGTAGACTTAGCATAAGTTATGGTAGTAGATTTTATTCCAACGCCGTCTTTACCAGCAATTCCGTCTTTACCAGTGTTACCATCTTTAGCGATATAAGTTTTTGTATATCCAGTTTCGGAAGTGTTATCAGTATAGTTCCACACTGTTTTCGTCCATAAGTATTTACCTTTCGATAAACCAGGTACTGCTTTAGTCCAGCTAGCGGGCTCATTAGTTTCAGAATTAGACAAACCATAGGATATGTCTGTGGATTTTAATCCAAGACCGTTTTTACCTGCAACTCCATCTTTACCATCATCACCTTTGAATAATGACCATTCATATTTCTTTGGGTCTGTTGAGTCAGCTTTTTCAAAATCCGTGTAGAATCCAATATACTTTTTGTTCGCTGTAGCAGTTCTTGTGAATCCAACTGTTCCGTCTGCGCTATCAGCATAAGCGAAGTGAACATACGAAGTTTTTCCGTCCTTGCCGTCTTTGCCGGGCATACCATCATCACCATCGGCACCTGGAGGACCAGGAGTTAGTTCCAATATCTCCAAGTCTCTTTTTGTGATAGTATCTTCCCACCTATCACCCTTCCACAGTCTCTTGAAGTGATTACCTTTACCATCGTCCCATTGCCACACATCGCCCCACTGTAATACGTTGTGGTTAGGTTCTTGTTCTTGCTTGTATATTCCAATCGTCAAGTCCTTTATGGTTATAAAACTTGTAGCGACAGCAACATCATTCAACATAGCAGAACATGTAAAAGTAGCTTGTAAATCAACATCAGTGTTATTAATTCCAAGTATATTACCTGTTGAGCCTTCTTTAGATTTGTTCCAGTCCTCATCACTTGTAGTGATTTTGTCTTGATATTCTGACACTCTTTCCCACACAAACTTATCAATTGTTGCAGTTTGATCCACACCTGCTTTTGTAACAATAGCGGTAATTTCTGTTGACAACACACCATCTTTGAACACATTACCTTGACTTGATGTTAGTTGCATTTCGTATGGTATATTTTGCCAATTAAACCTGCTACTATATACCGATTTTTCAAGGCTCAAAAGCCTTTCAGAAATACCTGCTTTTTCTTCTTCAAAGTTTGCAAATATAGCAGAGTTGCTAAGCTCATCACACAAGCTCCTTGTAATATCCACAAGTCTAGCTGATAAGTACAACGCCGGTTTAAATCCGTGGTCTATTATTCTAATGTAGTCTCCAATTTCTAGCTCACTTGGAAGCTGTCTCAGTGATACCTCATAGCTAATCTTAGCCTCATTATTGTTTTTTAAGAACCTCAATCCCTCATCAAACAAAGTCTTTTGACTAGTAGCCTCGCTATCATACATTCTTATGAAATATTTTTGACCCGTTTTATTGAATCTAGTCCACTTTTTAGCTGCTTCTCTATCGCAAATCAGTCCATCATCAGTAACATAGAATCTTCCGTCATCATACTTGTATCCTACTAAATCAGTATTCACCTCATGTTCTTTGTACGATACTTGTTCAGTACTTGAAGCAGTAGCACCAGGATTTGTGAATCGTTCAGACCCTTTCATAATGTTTGCAATCTTATCTCCCCATGCCTTATCACTAGCATAGTTATGTCCATTTTTATCATGATTCATAGCATACAACGTCTTTTGTCCGCGGTTATAATAGTGTTCTTTTATCCACACAGCACCATTGATAATGCCTGCTTGTAAACTCCTGTTACTGCTTTTTTTAGCGTTATCAGGATTACTATCATACGCATTAATACCGAAGTAGTTATGATATGTTCTTGCAATCCTACTGCTGCCCCACGCACTTTCTAATGCTGCATGCGCTAATATATATCTAGCATCTAACCCGGACTGTTTTTGCGCTTCTATGAATACTTGACCTTGTCCGTTAAATGGACTGTTTGGAGCTTTTGCTCTTATCCAGTTATTGATTTGAGTCGCAGTTATTCCTTGCAATCTCTTGCCCAAATCGTGTTTTGTAACATCAGAATTAGTCCAGTATGTTTTCTTAGTAGCATCAACTATAGTTCCACCTTTGTTCTCGTTCCAGCGATAGAACCTAACATTAGGACCAGTCCATCCGCTAAGCTTAGTTGTTACAATTCCATTGATTGATCCATACAAAGTACAGTGTATGATTGTGTTTTTATCTAATATTACTCCTGTGTGACCCTTGTTATTGTGTCTTGATACGAATATGTCTCCGTACTGAATTTCTGATTGATTGATTTGATGAAAGTACGTTCCAGCATTACCCCAAGCCCACAATGTTCCAGTAGTTGGAAGTCCCACAGATTTTGGAAACAGTCCTGCAAATTTCGCAGCACTACTTACAGAACTTGAACAGTCATAATAATTAGGACCTTCACGTCTTGCTTGTGAATACCTAACCTTACCTTCACGTGATTTCATCCATTTAACAAATAACTCAATCTTGCTATTTGGAGCAGGTTTCTTTTTATCTTCTTCAATTTCAACTTGTTTTACTTCTCTGATTTGCTCCTTGTGAGGTTTACCTACAGCTCTTACAGCAGTACACAAGTCGGCAATTGACACAGTACGCTTAACATCACTGACATCACGCCCGAACTCAAGCCTGTATCCAGTCTCTTTACCGCGTTTCTTATAAAAGTTTATGACCTTTTTATCTATTGCATTACCATTTAATTTAACATCATAGCTAATCTCACAACCGAAACGACCTGCAATCATAGCAAGTCTCTTAGTCTTAGTAGTTGTACCATCAAATTTAAAAGCTAAGTTTTTATCCTTAGCCTCATTAATTCCAACAACCCAGCCCGATTTATCGCCAAGAGTATTGTTGACCCATTCAACAAGTGTTCCTTTGAAATCTTGTTCTGCAATATCTTCATTAAGTAAATCAAGTCCACAATCTTCCGCAACTATTTCTTTTGAGTATCTATTCTCAACAACTTCTGTAATCTCAAGTAAAACAGGCTTTTTCTTGTATCCTGTGGCAACGATCAAACAACCAGCTTCAATTAATTCAACATCCTTTTCAACAACCTTGTCAATACTGCAAGTAAGCATACAAGTTCCAGTTTCCAGGTTTTCGTTGAACTTATCATCTTGGAAATGTATGCCCTCCGGGTAATCATTACTAACTATTGTCAGTGTTTGTAGATTTCTATCTGTAACTATTAACATTTAAACACCTCTCTGTAACTCACATCACAATCAACGAACGACCCAAATTCTCCCTCAGTAGTTATCACTATCTCCTCTGTCCCTGGATAAATCGGTGTAGGTCTCGAGCCAAACGCAATTGGCATCAAACATCTGTGCCCATTGTGATAACAAAATCCAGTATTCATATCGATTCTCACAGTGTCGCCATCGTTGAAGTTAAACCTAGGAATGGCTACATTAATCATAGAAAACTCTTCCTTGCTTTTATTCTCAACATAAATATCTGCATCATAACCAGTAATAGTCATGTGCATTGGATTACAAGCTTGAATAAAGTCATAGTTGTTCTTCTTAGTGCATAACACATAAACATCACTAGCCACTACATCATCAATCTCAGCATTCATTAGCCTATAAGTGTAGCTTTTACCATTCAACTGATTATACATGTAGTATGTAATCATAGCACCTCTTTTAGTAATAGTTACAGCACCTGTCCAGTCAGCTTTATTGTATCCCGTATGGAGTTTACCATCACTACCACACAAGCACACCATGGCCATTCTTCCATCACCATTTATGGTTTCAATCCTCATACCACCAATCATGTTTTGATACTTATCAGTGATACCAAAAGTCATAAAACCAAATTGTCCAGGACTTGCTTTGTAATTGAATTTGAAAGTCATTTCCCAGTCAGTTGCATTGTTAGTAACCTTGCGATGCAAAGGCAATGTTGAAAAAGTCTTTAAACTTGAACTATTCCAAAAAGGATACACACCAGTAACAGTGCTTTGGCTTTGACCTTGAATATCTTCTTCAAGCAACCAACCAAGATATCCCTCTTTGTCTTTAAGTCTGTATGCCTTCTTTGATTTTGACTTGTTCACAGCCTTTGTCTTATCGAATTTAAAAGACTTACCTTTTACCCAATTAGCAATCCTCACTCCATTGTCCCAATACCTTGCGTTCTTTGACACAGTAACAGTCCCGTTAGAAGTCTTTGGACTTGATGTAGTAGTATTAGACACCTTCCCATCGAAATCACTATCAGCTATAAGTTTCGATGCATCCACAATATCCCAACCATCGCTAGTTTTCATTACCCTATCAAGAATAGTTAAAGTTCCTTTACCACTCTTGAACAAACTACTAGTCTGCTCCTTGTGTATCTTCATCTGCTTAATCGGTGCAAACTCCTTACTATCTCCAAACTGGAAACTGCCGTATTTACTAGTCACGCCAATCATTGTAACCTTGCCGTGACATGTGAAATCAAAACAAGGATACGTCTTATCCGTACCCTTGTTTTCACACATAATACTCTTAGCGTTGGCTTGCGACAGCTCCACAGGCTCTCTCTTATATCCACAAGCAGATGGAATGATAAAAGTTAGTTCACCTTTTGTGTAATTGTATCCTTCTTCAATTTCTGTAGTTCCATCTAATTTAGCATAGTAAATAACATCTGGATTATCATAAAAGTACAATTCTGATAACTCCTCTGTAACCAAAAGATTAGCAAATAAATTTCTAATCGCGTTTTTGTTTTGTTTTACAGTATTGTATTTGATCTTAAAATACATCGGATCTCTTCTTGTGCTTATCAAATCAGCACCATTAAAACTTATATAATCATTCAACCTATTGCTAATATTTGAAGCAATAGGTCTGTTGATTTCTTCTACAGTTAGTAAATCCCTAAAATCAGTACCATTGAAGAAAAATCCGAACTTTTTTTCTTTGTCAACTGTAACAAATTTTAAAATATCATTCATTAATACAACTCTCCTCTTCTTCTTTCTCTGATTTTTTGATTTCTCTTTAAGAACTCATCTGTAAACTTATATGTTCCTCTTGCAACTTCTCTAGAATCCATCTCACTAGTTACAGTTAAATTCAAATCTCCTAACTCTCTTACAACAAGTGATTGAACACCGTTTGTGCTAATAGCTTTGCCAGTATTTTCGACATTAGAATCTTGATTAAACACTCCCGTTCCACCTAATACTACCCTTTTCATTTCAGAAGTATTAGATACGTTATTTCTCATATTTAATCCAAATCCTTTTTCAGCATATTCTTTAAAATCTTGAATAATATTTCTAGCGTTATCAATCGTCCTTACGAATCCGCTATCATCAAGATCAAACTCAAATCCAAGATTATTATCAGTACCTATAATGCTTGATATTGTGTTTCCCATAGAATTAACATTTGACTTCACATCATCAAACCCACTATTTAACCCACTATTCAAGCCAAGCATTATAGCATTACCAGCAGGAATCAAAAGCTTTCTATCCACCTGTATCGGTCCTTTATGCTCTCTTATCCAATTTCCAATGCCCCCGATAAAGTCCTGAACCTTTTTATACGCCGATTTCAAGCCGTTTAAAAAACCATTCATAATCTTTTTACCAATATCTATCAAGCTAATACTTTTCAATGAATTAAAGATATCCTTGACTTTATTGATTATATTTTGAACGCCCGTCTTTAATCCATTAAACACAGATATAGCTCCACTTACTAAACCAGTAGCTATGTTTATTACCGAAGTTTTTATTGCATTCCACACACTTGAAAATACGTTTTGTATTCCAGTTATAATATTTGATAGAGTAGTCTTAAGTAACTCAAATCCAGCAATAACTCCATCTTTGATTACAGTGACAACTGTTGTAATAACAGTCTTAATACCTTCCCACAATAATCCAGCAGTCTCTTTGATTTTATCCCAAATAAGTTGTAAATCTGATTGTAATTGTGTGAAATTCCCCGTTACCAAATCTATAACTAGTAAAATCGGAGTCATAATAACAAGCTTAATACCTTCCCATAGCCCTTTAGCAATAGATACTATTCCATTCCATATTCCTGTTAAATAACCTGAAACTCCATCCCACACACTAGTAACAGTTGATGTTATACCATCCCAAATTCCACTGAAGAAATCCTTTATACCAGTCCAGATTTCTACCGTAGTTTCTTTGATACTATTCCATGCATTAACGAAAAAGTCTTTAATCGAACTAGCAACATTATTTACAAAATTTCTAAATCCCTCGAAATGCTTATAACAATAAATTAATACGCCTACCACAGCTACAATTCCAGCTATAATTAAAATTATAGGATTAGCCATTAACGTAGCCCATAATCCTTGGAAAGCACCGCCAATTGCACTTATTCCACCTTTTATTCCACTAGCAACACCTGACAAGCTAGTTCCAAGGTTACTAAAAGCACCAGGAACGCCCTTTATAATTTCAACACCTTGACCTAATCCATTAATAGCGCCCGTTATCTTGTTTACACCATTAGTAACACCTTGTGCAATTGATACAACACCTTTAAAAGCTAATAACGGTGTAAGCACAGCCAAAATAACTGGTGCTAACGGTTTTAACCTTTGATACCATTTTTGAAATTCTAACGCTACAACTTTAACCTTATCTAAAATCTCAGGCATTTTTTGAACCATATATCCGAAAGCTTCGCTAACTTTTTGTTTAACTTTATCCACGTTACTAGCAATATCGCCAAACCCGTTAGCCTTACCCCAATCGTTTATCGATTGAATAACATTAGCTACCCCCGTCTTTATAGCAGTTTGTAAATTAGCAAAAGAAGTTTGCATACCTTTAGTTGCATCTAACGCAGTATTATGCCAACCTTTAGCTCCTTTGTTTAACTCTATAAACTTATTTGTAACATCGTCCATAGTGATTTTACCTTTTTTAAGTGCATCATAAAAATCATTAGTTGCACTCTTACCAGTAAACCCAAACGCTTCAGCAGTTCTTTTTAATGCATAAGGCATAGTTTCTTGAAGTGTTCTCCACGACATCATATCCACTTTTCCAGACGACAGCATTTGTAAATACTGCTCAAGACCACGGCTGGCAGTTTCTCCACTTGATCCACTAGCTAAAAAAGCGTCATTAAGTGCTAGTGTTGCTTGAGTTGCTTTTGGAACATCACCCATAATCGTAATCATACGTTGTGTATTACCGGCTATACCATCTAGTGTAGTTGGAAGTCCTTTAATTCCGTCAGATAAAGTTTTTATTGAAGCTTTAGCCTCTTCACTTTTATATCCCATTTGTTGTAAAACTTTAGGAAATTGATTAAGAGTATCCACTCTTGATACAGCTCCGTCAACAGCTCCACTTACAGCACCCATAGCCATAGAAAAGCCCTTTACAGCTAATTGTGCAATACCAAATGATTTAGCCATTTGTCCGATTCCAGGAACCGCTCCTGAACTAGCTTCGTTGATTTTATTTTTCGTATCCTCTAAAGCACCACTAACCTTTTTAAATGCTTTTTCCATACTACTAGCATCACCATTAATCTCAACGCTTAAAGTATAGTCAGCCGCCATAATCTCACCTCCTCAATCCATTAGCTTCGTAAATTTTATCAACCCAAGATTTACCCTCTTTTTCTTCAGTCTCAAAGATTATTTCAGCATCATTTCTTGCCTTTTCCTTATCCAGAGGCTTTTGAACTTTCTTCCATAATTTTTGAAACCTAGCGTTTTTCTTTCTAAGTGCATTACTAACTGCATTCAACACTGCATTTCTAAGTTGAGTTGTTTCTTGCACAGTTTTTGTCTCATACGCTTTTCGAATAAATGCAACGTCTCTTGGCGTTAATTGTTCGTAATCTTCTCTTGAATACCCAAAATTTACAACATAAAAAGCGAAATCAATATCATCAGCATATTCAGTAGTTAACCTCACATACTCCTCATCGATTTCGCTATTATCCGTTTCAAAATATTCTAATTCAATTAAACGCCTTGGAAGAAAAAAGGACAGTCAATCTTAATTTCATTCACAACCAACATGTTAACAAAAATCAATCCCTTTTCATTAATCAACTTGTCAAACAAATCTGATGCTTGCTCTATTGCTATTTTACCTGCATCGATTTGATACAAAGAATGTGAAAAAAGAACCCTTAGAGTAGTTAATGGTAGCATAGCATTATACTTAGACAATTCTCCCATCAAAGAACTTCCAATAGCTCTTTCAATGTTTTCTAATGCTTTTAAATTAAACTTTAATTCATATTTCTTTTCGTTTAAGTTTATTATCGCTTTATCGCTCATCTTATACCCCTACTTTATCCCCTGGCATTGCATTAGCACTCTTATCACCACTAGTTAAATCAACTAACGCTCCATTACCTTCAAGTGAAATAGAATATGTCATAGCGTCGTCAAATGGAGCTTCTATAGAATAATCCGTTACCGCCGCAAGACCTCCAAACATTCCCTTTTTCTCTTTAACATTCACAACCTTAATACAAACAAGGTCTGAATCCTCAAACGCTTTGGATAGAGCTTTATGCGCCTCATCACTAGGTACAAATAAGCCGTCATTATCAATAGACCACTCTTTCATACCTGCAATCTTTGATTTCCATCCACCAACAGTATCCTTACTAGATACCTCAATAGAATCACTTGTTCTATTAATCTTTAAACCTTGTTGCCCACTGATGCCCAATAGCTTTTGACCATCAGCACTAAATATAGCCAACAAAATATCTTTTCCAGCTACAGCTTTTGAAGCAGAGCTAGTAAAATCACAATATAAGTTATTTTCAAACGCTTTTGTTAAATCTCCCATAATAATCTCCTCTTTTAAATTTTGACCTTAAATCCATAACAAAGCTTAATCTCAAACTCTAAAATAGCATGCCATGAACCTGTTTCTTCTTGTTCTAACGATTGTAATCCGATTTCGTCTTGCCTAATAACAGAAATATTGTTATCTTCAAACCTCAACTCGTCTGTAAAAGCTTCTTCCACTTCTGTAATAAGCTCGTACATTTCGACCTTACTATTTGATTCTTCTGAAACGATATGAACCAATATATTGAATACTTCGCCCCACATTGATTTCGTGTTTTCTGCCCTCTTATCGTACAATTCCACATAAGCAAACGGAGGCTTTTCGTCCACTGGAACATAGTCGTAAGCCCTTAATAGAGTATTCTTTTCAATTAAATCCTGAACTATCTTAATAAAGTCTACAATACCAATTTTTTTAATCATTTTTTCAGTTCCTTTATCAAATCATTCATATATATCCTTCCCTGTTTACTAACATTTCGTTTAAGATATCTTTGACCATCAACGTGTCCATTTTTCCCAACATCATGCCCATATTCTACATGTGGTGCGTACTCTTCGGTATAATAAAAAATACCTTTAAATCTTGTACTTGGAATAGCTTCTCTTAACCTACGGCTTTTAATCAAATCTCCGCTATCTCTCGGAGTTCCAGGAGGTCTTTTTGCTCTGTTAAATATTTCCACTAAATTTTTATTAGCAACGCCGTAAAATCTAGCTTTACTCTTTTTTAACAAAGCTTGTTCAAGTCTCTTATCGCCTTTTAAAGTGTATTTCATTTACCTACTCTCTCAATAATAAAAAATATCCATCTTCCAATATCTTTTACTTCAATTACCTTGTAAATTTCATCTTCAATCTTCACCTTTTCTAGCTTCTTGGCGAAGTTAATATCAAATCCATTACAAAACATTTTTCTTGAATTCTTGGTAACATCACGTCCTAAAATCTCAATATCATCTCTAGTCCAGTTAGTAATTCTACAAGGATAGAATTTTTCACTTATTTCGTATTCATACACCTTGTTTCTAAGCTCATCCACACCATTTTGTTTTTTCGTAACTGGATATAGTCTTAAATACATCATAAAAAACGAATCATCCTTTTACCCTTGCTATCATCTTTAGAGTTCATATAAACGTATGATCTAAACTCATCATCATATTCACTCAATACATCACTGACAAATGATGTGGAGATAGTATCTACACTCTCAGAATTAATACCTTCGTAGTTAATCCTTCTAACCATTTTCACAGTTGCATCGACCGCTATTGAATACAATAAACCACTTAATACACTATCGCCAACACGCAAACAAATACGGTCAGCGATAGTAGTGATTAATTCTTTCAAATTGTCCTCAGTAGCAACAACATTGTAAGGCTTAATCCTTGTTTGCACTCTCTCTAACAACTCTTTTAAATTGTCTTCTGTTATTGCTCCCATATGCTATCTACGCTCCTACAGTTGCTGGAGCAGGTTCTGTTATTTTAACCTTTACAATACCGTCCAATCTTTCAACATACATTAACATTCCGCTCATTAATAGTGTTTGAGTAGTAGCAGACGTATGATCCAAGAAATGAGTCATACCTATATAACCCAATCCAACACCATTTAATCCGAACTCTCTAGCCATTTCTGAATTAGTAGCGTTGATATATGCTAATACAATGTTTTCAGGAACAGTAGCCCAAATTTCGCCTTCTGCAATATCAGTAGTAGAAATAATAGTTGTGTCCGTAAATGCATTGATAAAAGTCATACCAAATGCTGTTTGAGTAGTAATGTTAGCATTACCCAAGTATTTTGCAATGTCCAATGGATTTGCAAATATAATGCATCTTTGTGATCCAAAATCTTCAAACAATGCTTGTAACTTACCCCAAGCACTAGCAACCGCACCTTGAAGTCCGTTTCCTAACGCTTTTTGAGTAGTAGATCCAGTTTTTAAAAGAGTAACAAAGTCCTTTCTAATTTCTTTTTGTAACTTTTGTACAAGTGCATCATCAGTATTTGTTACCGCTTCATTAGATCCATACATTTGAACAGCTTCCGCAGTAGTTGCCTTTCTGTATTTCTTTAGTGTAATTTCTTTAGTAGTTTTTTCTTTTCTAGTAACCTTAGACAAAGGAATAGTTTCACCCTCTGCTACATTTCCATCCGCCAAAGTAACATCGTATTTATCATAAATTCTAATAGTAGAACCATTTGTCAATGATATTCTTCTAGTAACCCCTAATAACTCCAACATTTTTCTTACATTCTCTTGAAATGTATTAGTAACATCAACCGTAATAGGGTATTTTAAATCTTGTTTTTTAATTAAATTTGCATCTGCCATTTTTAAATTCTCCTTTTTACATAAATAATTCTTCGTTTTCTTCAATCAAACGTTGACGTTCTTGCCTATCCTTCACTGATAAAATATCCTCTCTCGTTAAACCAGCAACAGATTTTTGCTTAGGAGTCTTTCCTTTTAGCTTTTCATTCACAGCCCTTTCCACAGCCGTTTTAAAAGCCTTAGAAAAACTATCCACACAAATCTTAGTGTCCTCTGCATTATCGCCGATAAGCATAGCCACAACCTCATCAGGCAAATTTATATCTGCCTCTTTCAACATAGAGTTAGCTTCCTTTATCATGTCGTTTTTAGCCTCTTTAGTCTTGTATTCTTCTAACTCTTTTTGAAGTTGTTCCACCATATATTGGTTTTTTTGCTCCGCATTCATCTTTGCAAGCTTTTTAGCTTCTTCCTGTGCTTTCTCGTTCTTAGCTTTTTCCTTAGCTAATCTGTCTTGAACAATCTTGTTAACCTCATCTTGTGTAAAAGTCTTTTCGTTTTCTTTTTCAGCATCAACATTCGCTTGATCCACTTCTGTTTCTGCCTCATCATCTGCAAATAGTTGCAAATTCAAAGGTATTTTTCTTATGTCTTCCATTTTCTTCTCCTTTTTTACATGTAAGTTCATGAATTTATATATGTTCTAGCTTTAACCTCAGCTAGTTGAGTGCATTAAAAAATAGACAGTTTAATGACTTATCTAGGTCTAGTCATAAAGAATGTGATATTCCTTGTCTGACTTTATTTTTATTTTATTTAAAAAACTTTTTTCATGGCTTTCGCCTAATTATATGTTTAAATTATTGTCTTTAATCATTGTAAATATTGCATTTGATAACCTAGTTACAAAATTTTCACTCATATCTAAATCATACATATCAGATATTCCATGAAGAATCTCATGTAGTAGTGTTTCTTGTTTTATATCGTCACCGTAATTTGCATTTAAATATATCTTACATTTGTTGTAATCTATTTCACCATAACATTCTTTCGGATCCTCTATCATAGCAGTATTTATTTCTGTTTCTACTATTTCATACTCTTTCCAGCCTATCTTTACACTTTTCATTTTTTACTCCTTTTCTGCACTAAAAAAGCACATCTACCTTCTTACAGCTGTAATTAGTTAGTGTGCTTTATTTTCTCTTATTCTTTCTTTTTTGTTTTTTCTTCTTTTCTTCTTCTAGATATTTTTTATACCCTTCTTCTAGCATTTTTTTTGCTTTAATATTATTTTCATGTGTATTTAACATATTATCACTCCAATAAGTTTAACGTTTTAACTTTATTAATTACTCTTTGTACTACTTTAGTATACCCTATTTGTTCATTGCTATCAATCAAATTTTTATATTTTTTCTCAGCCCTTAGATACTCTATATAAAAATCTTTATAATTAAAATCATCTAATTTTTCTAGCATAAGTATTTTTCCATTATGTTTTACAACGCTCATAAATTTGGCGTAATGATTTGCGAAATATATTAAATCCTGATTAGAGAAAAACTCATTATTCGGATGATTGTGAAGTATAAATTTCTTGTTTTCTGCTCCCAAATCCAGACTACTTTTATCTCCATATACTTTTTTGATATCATCATCAAAATCATCAAACATATATGCAACTTCCATTGAATTATTCTTATCTCTAGCTTCTTTCAGTAATTTTTTATGATATTCATTTAATTTTTTATTTTCAAATCCCGATAAGCTTGAAATATACGGTGTTTTTAATTTCTCTATGGTTTTATCATTTATTGGATAAATATTATCATTAGTTCCGCTACTCGCTTTATTTTCTTTGTTAAAATAATCCCCGTACAGTTTCTCATATCTATCCACATAATCATCTGGTATAACCACGCTAAAACTACTACGACAATTCACATGCATTGGTGGAAAATTTATCCCGACCTCACGATCCTTGAGTTTAAATATCTCCCCGTCCAAATCTTTGCACACATCACTTGTTTTTCTATCTATAACAGCTACATACTCATACTCATCATATAGCTTAGAATCATCAAATGTCTTCATCATAGCTTCATTATTGATTCTTGTACCTTCAGTTCGTACAATCCTTTTAATATCCGCTCTTGATCGATTAACAAACCTCTCAGACATTTGTTTTACAACTCTATTGAAACTGTCACCTCTTATAATAGACGTCTTAAAATCATTAGTTAAGTAACTAATAAGCTTACTTTTATTTTCCCAGATTCTATCACTGTAATCTTTTTGTTGAGTCCATTTCTTATTAATTAATAGATCAGCGCCTTCTTTATCAAAACTAAGCATAGTTCTTCCAAATCCCATACTATCTGCCATCTCATAATAAGTATCTCCGTATAAATCCACCAAATAATCATGTAATATATCAACTTCTTTAGCACCAATTTCTAATTGCTGCAACTTTATAGACTCATTAAGTCCTTCTAGCCTTGTCAACTTATAAATAGACTTTCTTACATCAGTTAAGTGCTTGTATTGTGGGTATTTTTCAATAAAATCATCAAATCTTTCGTACAATAATTTTCTATCGGCACTGCTTAATCTAGTTAAAAGGGATCTGTACTCAATAACATTATCCTTACCATACCTGGCAAAATATTCGGCAATTTCTTTCCCAAGCTTATGAGATTCTTCCCTGTAAAATTGAGTAAGTTTTTCGATTAACTTAGCCTCATCTTTTTCCAAATTATCCCATAACTCTTTTTGTCTTTTACTTGAGTATTCATTATACTGGTTTAGGTTCTTCATCTACTACCCTCATAAAACCATCAAAACCTTCAATGTCTTTTCTTTTATTTTCAATCTCATCTTTTGCATTATCCACAATACTTAAAACATTGACCTGAGTTTCTTCTGACACGATGCCACTCAAATTACGTGCTATTTCTGTTTCCTCTAATAAATTAGATGGGACATTCCTAGTAAATTTATACCTAATCTTAACCCAATCATCATCACTCAAAGGACTACCAGGATAATTGGAAATTATCTTATATCTCCTGTTAAGACCAGCCGTAAATTTACGCTCCTTCGTTCTCGCCAAGTTATCCATAGCTTGAAGTTTGTATTTTAAAGACACTCCTGTAGATTGTGCGAAATTCTCATCAGAAATATTAGCCACCATTGAAATTTGAAATATCAAACGCTCTAGTCTATCCAATAGGTTTTCTTGGGTAGTATCGCTGTTAGGTTTTGCTAAGAAATCAACAACCACCTTCTCAGAATTTTCTCCACTAACATTAATAATTCTGTAATCTCTTAGATTCTTGATAACATCCTCGTCTAACTTTTCACCTAATATTTTCATATACGCATCAGCATAATAGTCCACGTCATTAGCCTTTTCACTGATTGATTTATTAAAAGCGTTAATAAGACTCTCAACACTCTCAAAAATCCCCTTACGCTCTGCATTCTCAACATATTCAACCACAGGAACATCATTAAAATAATGTTCTTCTTCCGTAATGAACCTTATTCCACCATCCGTGTACATAAAATGAGTAATCTTCTTATCATCAGAAAAAGTACCCTCAATCTTTCCGCCAACGTTCTTGTAATACCTAACACAATACAGCACTTTTCTTCTTATGCTCTCATCAAACACCAAAAAAGCCTGCATAGGATTCAAATAAGTTAATCCGATTCTTCCGTTCTCATCATTAAAAATAAGTTCAAAACCATGACCATAAATACTACAAGTCTTTGACAATTCAGCATTATTATCATCTTGATTATTGTAACTATCCAAAAAATCTAAATAATCATTAACCTTCTTGTTTTCATGTGTAGATTTTATCGGATTACCTATGAAATACCCGTTAAAAGTATCTACAATATACTTTGCGAAATTTACTGATAGTCGATTGTCAGGCTTGTAGCTATCCTCCTTTTTAGGTTTAAAAGAAATAGGATACACAGTCTCATACATATTTTTTAACTTTTGATAGTGACCTATATTATTCTTATGTCTTTGAATAAATTTATCCAGCAATTCTGGAGTCATTCCAGAATCCTCAGAAATAGTAAACTCCTTATCTATTGAATCGTTAACTAAATTAATAGTCTCTGTAACATGTGTTGTCATTAAATTATCCCCCTAAACAATTGGACACTAACCTTATCAGATGCAGACTGCAAACTATATCGTAAAGCATCCATTAAATGGTTATTTTTATCTTCTGGAATATTAGTAAATTTCCCCATAACCTTATCAAATTTATATGAGTAACTATAAAACTCCTCTTTGCAGTTAACTAGAGATGTATCACAAATAATTTTCAAACTTTGTAACTTATCAATTCCCTGATTAATACTGCTCTTGCCTTTCCTAGACTTCTTTATTCGAAGACCGTAATCATTATTCAGTTCAGAAATCAATCTGTCCTCGGCACAGTCCGCAATAATAAGAGATTTTGAATATCCTTTAGTTTTTATCATTCTAGCAATTTCATTAGTATGCATGCCAGTTTCGGAATGTTCATCAATTAGATACAAAATCCCATTTTCACTATCAAGCCAAGAAACCACTAGAGCTGTTGGATCATGTGTAAAACCAAAATCCAACCCAACTATTAGCTCGTAATTTTGTTTCGCTAGAAAATCCTTATCTAACGGTCTATACTCTACATTCTCAAAAACAAGTCCTTCAGACACTCCCCAGTCGCCATCACACACAATCTTTGCACGTCTGGGATTAGTTTTATATAGTTTTTCATATCTTTTTATAGTTTGCTCATCTAACCACTCATTAAGCTTGTATGTAGTAGTTAAAGTGAACACATCCTCGTCTTTCGTATCAAAAAATTCGCTTTTTAACCAATGATTTTCGCTCCAAGGATTAAAAGTAAGTATAACCTGCCTGTATGCATTTTTGTCTTCTAAAATGCCCCTCATACCTTCTACAACGGTATCTAATTTATCCCTACTCTCTAATTCATAAGCTTCCTCTAACCATAAATGCGTAATAGATCCTTTCTCTAATTGAATTGAAGTCATTTTCAAAGCATCATCAAAACCACGAAATAGTATTTTCTGACCAGTAGGTATATAAGTTGCTTCCATTGGACTAACCGTAAATTGCCATAAATTTTGAACACCAAGCCTATTCGTAGCACTCTTTAAACCTACAAACACGCTATCTCTCAAAGTGTTTTGATACCTTCTAGCAGCAATAACATTCATCCAAGGGTACTTCATCATCTTATAGATAATTTCTATCTGTGTAGTAACGGATTTCTTACTACCTCTACTACCCTTAACAACCTTGTAAAATTTTTTACAATTCCAAAACTCGTTATATCCTTGACCAATCAAATTTGAAACACGAATAGCACCCAAAACTAATAAGCCCCTTGAATATCATCGATAAAAGTGGGTAAATTAATATCGACCTCTTGTTTTTCAGTCCATGAACCATATCTTTTGCCTAATAATTCAGCAGCTTTTATCTTGTCTTTAGTAGATACTTTCATCGACTGTATTTCTTGCTCAAAATTGCCGACATTTACAAGAATCTCTTCTCTTTCCTCATCTCTCAAGACCCTAGTCAGATATTTCAGCACTTCTGCTTGGTCAGCGATAGCTTCTTCCTCAAGCTTTTTCATCCTCTCGTCGATGTAGGATTTTATACCAACATTTTCCAACAATTTGCTAGATTGTGCCTTTGCATAATTTCCGCTATAACCTGCCTTAATCGCTGCTTGAGTCGCATTTCCACTGATGATATATTCATCAGCGAATTTTTTTTGTTTAATTGTTAGCTTTTTCATATCATCAGCCCCTTTTTGTACCAAAAAAGCCGATACAAGCGTATCGACTTCATGGTTAATAATTTATAGAAAGGAGGTGAAATTAACAATTGTAGTTATATTTGAATCTTCTTTCACCAATACTATTGTAGCACGGCAAAATCGCCCTAATCGCCCAATTTTTTATTTAAATACTTATCATGTATCTTTCTTGAATAACTTTCATGACAACTCCCAAGTTGCATACTAATATATCCCCAACTTTTACAATCGAAGTATCTCATTTCAAATATCATCCTAACTTGTGAATCGTCTATGCTATCAATAAACTTCTCAATCTCGCATTTTAAAGTATATGCTTCGGATTCCCTACTTCTAAGCCTCTTTAGTTCTCTGCTAGGAATTATAGGTATTCCTGAAATACTAAAACTTCTTTCAGAATATGGATATTTACAACTAGATCCAGTTACAGAATCCTTTACAATGCTCTTATGCTCAAGTCTTTTAATTTTCTCTGTTAAGTATTTAATCTCTTTTTTTAAAGAATTGTACTGATTTAAAGTTTGTCTATCCAATTCCTATCACCTCAAAACTTAACAAGATCTTTAATATCCAAACCCGTTTCTTCTTGAATCACATTGATCATATCCTCTAAGCTTACGTACTCTTTCTTCAGGCACTCAACCTGTTCAGCAAACTCATACATAAAATCTTGGAGTCTCTTTTTCCCAAATCCCCACTTATCGCGTAAAACAATAAGTGGCACATACGCTATAACCCTCAACGCCTTATCTGCTACATCGTCTCTTATTTCATCTTTGAATTTGTCAATTCCTTTGTTTATTTCTGCGTGTAGCTGCTCTTGTGTAAATCGATATGTTGGAACTTTTGTTTTTATTCCTGCTTTTCGTCGTTGTTTACGATTCATTATAGGTCTTCCTCTTTTATGAATAATCCATTCACAGTCTTTCCTTTTCTTTTAGAAATCTTATCATAAGCTAACTGTAAACACTCTACACAATCAATTCCTAATTGTTTACACAACACAATTAGTGTTACAAAGATATCGCCCATTTCAAGTTTAAGATTTTTCCATCTTTCAACTTCTTCAATAGAAAAATCTTGCTCAATATTTTCATCATGTTTGAATTTTTTATATAACTTCCAAATATCCATTTCTGTTTTAAATTCAAAAACTTCCTCAACAAATTTCATAAATTGTTTATCAGCGTTTTCACTGTGTAGCAAGTCCTTGTCTTCTGCCCACTCCAAAACTAACTCTTTTAATTCTCCAAAACTTTTATTGTTCATTCTTTTACCTCTCAATCCAACCACACAAATGTTAAGTGTGTATTTCCGTCCTCATCAACATAATCCAAATCTTCAGCAAATAATCGAGACCATCTTTCCGTACAATCTCCATTTCCATTGATAATTTCCTCAAACAAATCAAATTTCAATTCACTTTCTGGGTCAATACCAGAAAACCATTCTAAAAAATCTTTTATTTTCATTCTTCCACCTCTTCTAATAATTCTGGATCTTCGTAAATATTTCCTATTACTTCAGATGAGATATGTCTTGCAAAATCCCTTAAAAACTCAATATCAGAATCACCTTCTATCATCCATGTGCTATATTTATCGCTCCACTTAACCTCGCAATATTCAGCAACATCTCCATAATAGTAAGCACATATATCTCCCTCGTAAATCTCATTACCTTTTTTATCTTTCAAACCTGTGGATTGCATTAAGCTTATGTCATTTGTTAGAAATATAGTTTCTAAATCTCCGTCTCCGTTAAAATCAACTAAAATACAATTTTCATTCACAACACCAATGTTGTATATCATTCTTTCGTATCTATCAAAATACGCTCTAAATTTTGGAATCATCTTTTACCTCAATCATTTCAACTAACATTTCATCACTATTGTTTATCTGTTCATCATTCATAAAATCAAACTCATAAGCCTTGAATGTTGTTCCGTCAATTAATTCAAGCGTTATTACTGTATCTGAATACACTCTTTTTATGTCAGTATAATTAATTGCTTTCATTATTTAACCTCCCCTAATTCAAAAGTTATCTCGCAATTTCCATCAATGCTCTTAATATCTGTAAAATTCAATTCGGTGTGAAATTCTTTATAATCTCCATAATTGACTATTCCTTCTTCAAATAATTCAATTTTTAATTCGCTTTCTGGGTCAATATCATCAAACCATTCTAAAAAATCTTTTACTTTCATTCTTCCACCTCTACTAATTCAAAATCCATTAAATCCGTATTATATTTTTCTTCGATTTCTTCAATCTCGTTAAGTGTGAATTTTTGACTATAATTATCCAAATTTGTCTTATATTTCAAAAACAATAATCCAGAGGGATTTGCAATTGTGAAAAATCCACTACCACCGCCCGCAATTCGAAAATACCTATGTTTTAAATAATATCTCTTTTCTTCTTCTCTATACTTAGCTGGTGTCTTTGTAAACTCTACAATTAAACTAAGAAGTTTATTTTTATCGTCATCTAAAATATAATCCCAAGCATTGAAGTCTGTAGAAAATTTAAATAGAACATTCTTATCAACTATAGCAACTACTGAATTTTCTTTATTTCTTATTTGCCAATAAACATAACAATCCTTGATTAAATAACCCAATTCCTCAATTCTTTTTATAAATTCTTTAGTTTTCATCTTATTCCATTAACTTTCCAATCTAAACCATAACAATTCCATAAAAAACATTCTTTCCTGCTTTCTAAATCAAATACTGCAAATCTATCCGTTTTGCTTATCAGCTTGGCACTTTTAGTCCAATTATCTAATCCCATATTTTTTATTTTTCCATAATTATTTAATTCATAATTTTTTCCAAGTTTGAATTTTTTAATAGTTTTGTTAATTGCAATATTATTATTTTTTCTTATATTTTTCCTTACAATTCTGTAGTTTTTTAACATTTTGTC